CCTGTGTATATTGCCTTGATTATCCTGCCATTCGTAAGTTGCTATGTAGCTATAAGGCTGAGTAGTGATGGAACCCCCGCTAGAAGCGGCCGTAATTGCGTTCGGATCGAGATCAGGCCAAAGATGAAAATTCTGCTCACAAAGAGTGTTCCCATCATAAGCCCACATGAATCCGCCTGTCAGATTCAGGTTTCCTCCTATTTCCGCTGAAATTAAAGAGGAGCTAGAGAAATCTAGTTTAATGAGATTAACCCCCTTCTGCGCGTAAACTCCCTGATTCTGTCCACCAGAAGGTGCATTTTGGTTCTTATTTACCGAGGCAATAGCAAATTGATAAAGATAAGGGATTGTGACGATAGTCCCCTGTACTGTGGCTGAAGGGATCCCAGCCGTCAAATAACCGCCCCCATTTTGGTAAGCAAATTTTGCGTAAACATTTCCACTGCTGTCACATAAAAAATAAGTAGATTGATAGGTCGATTGATAGGCAGTCAAAAGGTAAATAGAGCTATTCATGATGAATGGCTTCGAAGCGATCCCTACCGATCTCACAATAGTGGCAGGGCTAGATACCGTTCGAGAACTGGTAACAGTCAAGCTACTGATATAATTGGAAGCTGGACCACTGCTCCAACTATAAGCGTTTGATATTTCATAAAATACCGTGAGAACAGAAAGATTTGCCGAGGTAGCCAGATTTAAAACTCCGCTGCTGCTGGTAAACTGAGTGGGTATCATTACGGAGTTTAAATTTGCATCTACGGCAAGAACATACCCGCTACTTCCGGCATAATAAGTCACCCAGATGAGATTTAGACTTAAAGGAGTATTTTCACCAGCCACGCTAATCATCGTCCAATCAACAACAGAGCTATCACGAGTCACAGCACTGGAAACAACCAGCGACCCGGTAAGAATCACCATTTTGATTCCAGAAGAGCTTGCCCCGTTATAAGCGATATAAAGTCTATTGTTAAAAACAGCTCCGTCAAATGCCACGGTTGAATGAGGCTGATAAGATGCTGCAATATCAGCTGGATTAGTGACGCTAGAGGGCTGAGAGATATCAACGGCGATATATTTTAAATGGTATACCCCTGCTACATTGACCGTATATAAAATGACAAAGTAATTAGAGAGAAGAAATACCCGAGGAGTTCCGTAAGTGGGATCCGCACTGGCAAGCTGAGTCGGTGGAACGATATACACTCCCGTGGTTCCATCTAAAACCGCGTAGCTGAAGATATTTGCATTGATATTACTTGGGTTTTGATCCGTATAGACCACACAGACCGAACCATTCGGAGCCGTCACCGCATCACATTGCGTCTGATTCGTACTGCTTCTGACCGCTGGTAAAACGCTCAATTGAATAGGTATAAAGTTACCATGAGAGGACCAAGTCTTTGTAGCGCCGGAATAAGATTGAAGATTGGTTCCAATAGCCAATAAGTCGTTACTGAAAGTAGAAAGAAACGTATACCCTAGTGAAGGAAGAGCCGTAATCTGCTGATAACCGTTTCTTTTGATAATAGATTTACTTTTAGAAAAGACTCCATTCTCCAGCAGGAGGAGCTTGCCGAAAGGAAGCTGAAAGGGATCAGATTTATTATCCATCCCTTTTTCAAAGCTAAATGTCGCAACTTGCTTTACGAGTGCCATTTATGCCCTTTGTCCTATAGCGATAAAGTTAAATTGGAGATCCGCTAAAGTAGTGCTGGTGTTATAAGTATTGATGTTTGCACCGGTGGTTCCGTTAGTGGCGACTATAAAGAATCCCACTGTACTTCCCACGATCACCGGAAAATCTCCAAACGCAGTTGAGAAATTGATATTCCAGTTTCCAGTTCCTACGTGGGTGAGAGTGAATCCTTCACCAGAGGCAATCGTTCCGTTCGATTGAACCAAGCCTCTTATAATCGCTAAACTGTTACTGGTATTCGTATTGGATACGACCAAATTCTTTCCGCTTTCCTGCGCGGCTTTGCCTCCGAGATTGGCATTGTTGCTGAATGAGATAATGCTATTAGCCGAGGTACTCGAGTTTAAAGAAGCACCAATCGCATTGGCGCCCACATCGGTCATGTTTTGCCCTACGGCATCATAGCTGATGGTATTAATCACCCCTGCATTAGTGAGCTGCATCACTCCTGTAGTGGCGGGGACGGTGGGTAAGAAAATATGGTTTGTACTCGCTAGAGTATTAGGCGCCGAGAGCATGATGTAATTCCCGGACGGTGTGGGATAGGAACCGGGATACCTTACAACCAAGGTAGCCGTATCCATATTGGCGGCGGTACTCGTAGCCTGAAACCAAGTAAAAGTACCCCCTATCGCGACAAAGTTAGCGCTGGCAGTTCCAGAAGGTAGGCCATTAATACTTCCAGGACCGGAATTGACGCTTCCACCCGACGTGATCTGTACTTGATTTCCCGCTTTATCGTTGTAATAAAGCTCACTGCCTACTGAATAAAGGCAATTTTGATCAGGACTAGCCGAAGCGGGTGCGCTCACTAAAGGATAAAATCGCGTACTCCTCAAAAGAGTCGCATTGAATCCATTAAAGAGCAGATCGCTACTAATATTAATCCCACTCGGAGTAATTTGAACCCCTTGGCCCGCTGAATGATTGTGAGAGTCGATTAAATCTAAACAAGAGTTTAGATCAAAGGCCCATTCTGGACCGGGATCTACCGTAGGAGTCGGAATCGGTAAGCCCATGTTTGGAGATTCTGTTGTATTTCCCATATATTCCTCTCAGAATACCGCTAGCGACACCGTGACCGCCGCATTACTGACCAAAGTTAAAGTTAAATCGTTAAAAGGTTGAGAACGGTAAATAGTGGCCGACCCGTTGATGTCGGTCACATACCAGCCCTGCATCATTCTTCCTAAGCCATGATTCACAATTGTAGTTCCACTTGCTAAGGCAACGTTCTTAATGAGCTGCCCTTGATTCAGTGGATTTTGTAGATAGGGATTAATAATGGATGCCCATCTTGACTGAATCAGACTCAGAGTTAAATCTTCGGTATAGAACTTAGGGAGAATCAAGAATAGCCTCCCATGCATCCGTAATCTAAATCGGTATCCGCTGCGATCGGGATCAGCATCAATTGCGACCCTACGAGACGGTATCGCAAACTTGCAGCTCCGAGCTGGTTATAGCCCCAGGAATTCACACACATGGCATCTGAGACATGATGAGCTTGGCCTGCATCTCGTCCCTCGGCCATGGCTTCAATTCTGGCTTTCATCTCAAGCTTAGCAGCTTTAAGATCTGTAATATCATATTCCTGTTTAACCTGAGCCTTAATGGCCGCGTCGATGATGACGTATTCTTCCCACCCGGCTATCCCGTCTATCTGAGTAGCATCCGTCCAAAACTGAAGAAGAGCAGTATTTGAGGTGCCGAGCACGTTGTTGGAAAGAGTGATTATGTTTGTCATTGTATTAATCGCTGTGATCGTCGTTCCACTAGGCACGCCAGAACCGGACACACTCATTCCTACTGACAATCCGGTTACATCGGCTACCTGGACCGTATTAGTATTCAGAGCTGTCTGGCATATGAAATTAAACTGTAATGATGTAGGTTCCGGGATATACCAAACCTGAACAGTCTGAGCGACTGCATTTACCGCAGGTTGTAAGTACGCATATTTATTTCGTTCAATAAATTCAAACCGTTTTAAAGTTACCCAGCCTGTTGGGCTAGATGAATATTGAAGATCAACGCCCAGGAGCTTATAGAAATCAACCGGAAGGTTGTAAAATTGACCCGTATTCACAGTGAGCTGATAAGGAGTCTGCACGGAATATTCGTTTCCATAAGCTCCAATCAGAAGGTCGTAAAGTTCCTTATAGGATTGACTGATATACTGATTCCATTCAGTCGTAGAGATGGCCGGATTGTTTTCCAAATCTGCACGCTGCTGGCAGAGAAGACGAAGAGCACCGAGTGAAACTAATGAAGAAGTAGACATTTTAAGCCCTCAAAGAAAGGGCTCCAGGATTCCTTCCCAGAGCCCATATCTTCATTTAATATGTGGACCTTCTTCGTGAGGTTGAGAATCAAAAGCATCAAAGAGTGCTCTCATCCCGGCAATCACTCCGGCCACATCTTTACTGTGTAAAGCTTCGATGAGTTCTTCCCCCATAGCATGAAGCATTTCATCATCTTCACGCATCCCATCTTCTCGCTTTTCCACATTCTGGCTTTCTGGACCCAGAATCGCCGTTACAGCCTTTTTCTTATCTGCCATTATGATCACAGATACCCCCTTAAACAGCGGTCGAACGTGTGAAGGAAAAGAAGAGTCTCAGAGCTTCTCCGCTCGCAGGAACTTCAGCTACAAAACTAGCGCCTGCGCCCGTTCCAAACTGAAGGACTAAGTTAGCCAGAGTTGAGCTGGTGATGTTGTTTCCCACCAGGAACATGCTAGGAGCTGCTGGAGCTAGTGCGCCTGTCGAAGCTCCTCCTTGTACCCCTGCTTCATCCCAAAGATGACTAGCGCTTAAAAGCCTGACATAAGGATCTAATCTGGCCGGACTAAATTGAGCACCGAATGTGATGGTGTATTGTCCGCCCGAAACGGTTAATCCTGTATTTGTTCCTGTGGCTGCCTGAGAGATCACCATGGTACCTGCACCTGGGTTCATGCTTGAAATGGTGGTATTCGCCGGTATATGTACCCCGCCGTCACTGATTCCCATTCCTACATAAAGTCCGGCAAAAGAGCTGACTGAGCTGATGGTGGTGCTGGTGTTAGCAGAAGTTCCTGTAATCGATATGCTATTTAAAGCAATATTACAGATACCTTTTGAATAATTAGTATTTAATGTCGGTGCTCCGGCAGCTCCAAAACTAATGAGAGCAAATACGGAAACCACATCGGCCTCAAAGGCGAATTGTACAGGTCTTACATATCTATTCATGATTCGAATTCCTTTTCGAATAACCAGGTTCTTGGCCTGGAGGGACGGATTATGATTTTCCCAGTTGCCCCCAAGTGGGAAAATTGAAGGGCTTCCACCTTCTGCACAACCTTCCGGTTGCTCTTCTCCGTTTAAGGCCGGAGCATCCCTCGCCTTCGCAAGACGAACTTAGACTGACAACTTCACATACATGGAATGTCCTGGAGCAGCACAGCCCACCTGAGCATATGCGGCCAAACGGAATTCAAATGCATCTGCTGAAGCTTGTCGCAAGAAGCTCACGCCGTCGTCATCGACGATATGGGGAGCCTGTTTCAAGCTATACAGAGCCCAATCATCCATGGTCAGGAGATAGGCAGTGTAAGGAGGGCAATTTCTATCCGCAACCACGGTGAAATTGCTTCCTGCACCTTGAATCTCAATCCCTTTGAAGAAGACCATCACATTGCCATTTTGATCCTTGGGTCCTTCAATCTTGGACTCATAGATGTTTCTAGCAGCGCAGGACTTCTGGAGTGCTGCATAGGCATTTGGACCTACGAAGCAGTAGTTTGGGTACCCACCTTCCATAAAGAGTTGGGTTGAACCGTCATAAAGAGCTTCTTCCACGCTCTGACCGTTCTGGCTTCCATCATAGAAACCACCGCCCAATCTCCACGTGTCTGCATATCGGTTCACACCGAAGAAGACGTCCGAAGAGGTGATATTCTGGCTATTTCCAATCCATGCAGCTAAGCCCGTCATAGCGACTGGGACAAAGTTACTGGAAATGGTAGGGCCGTTGAGAGGTGATGTACCGTTAATGGCTACATAGTCCCCCGCCTGCCATCCTGTCGGAGTAGCAGGTGTGCTAGGGTTAGCAGCAGCAGCATTACCCACTGTTACCTGGCCCGCAGAACGATTGATGGATACCACGTACCCATACCCTGTCCTTTGAGTCACCGTCGCACCTTGCACAGGGTCAGCGCTCGTAGCTAGCATGACCTGACCTACCGTAAAATAACGTGCATCAGTTGGGTTGACCAATGTGATCACACCTGTGCTGATAGACGAAATGGAACCGATTGAACCTGAACCAGATCGATAGATCTGCTGGGACAATAGGTTTGTGGTTCCTTGAATCATGGCGTCCATCGAAGCCATTTGGCCGTTGACGAAAGCACCGATATTCTCGGAAGCGGATAACATGGCCTGACGGTCAATGATATGCACGCCATAGAGAGAAGCTCTCGTCAGCATGAATTTCACAAACTTAGCTGGGCCTTGGTTACCACCAATTCCTGTTCCAGAGTTAATCAGCTGGTTAGGAAGCTGAGCATTTGCGAATACGTTCGCAATACCGCTTGGGGTTTCATAAATCGTAGGTAATGGATAAGTCTCACCGACGAAGTCCTCTTTTTTTCTCAATAGAGAATAGAGAGGGTTATTTTTGTAATAAAGAATGGCAAGTTTTTGTCCGTCGTAAATCTGTTTTAGGATGCCGGAAATTTCCTGCATTCCCAACGCGCCGGACGTATTGGCAGTAAACGGGCCATTGGCTGAAGAGCCTTGGCCTTCGTTATACGAACCAACGAAACTAGTTACTGTGCTAGACATGGAAAGCTCCTAGTTAAGGTCGGATGCCCCGAGCCCATGCGATAGCCCTGGCCACCCTTTCCTCGTCGGTTAAGACGCGATCGGGCACGGTGCTAGATGAGGCTGAGAGCTGATTGTTTAACGTCTTCGGCGCTTGACTTCGGGTATTTATCGACTTTTCCGGCGTTTTAGGAGCTGGGCGCGGAGCCAGCATAGCTTGCAGTTTTTTCAACTGCCGGGCTTTATCATACTTTTGCTCAAGATACTCTTCAACTTTATCAGCAGCTTGTGCAATCGTGAGGACCTCCCCGGTTCCTGTTTCGGGGTCCTTGGTCCTATTGTAATGCCCTTCAATCACATCATAGACTAAACCATCGTTTTGTTCAAAAGCGATGAATTCATATCTTTCTGAATTTTGTTTAATATAATCTGAAATCTCAGTCTTGAACTCGGTAATAGTTCTTGTTTCTTCCTCTTCAGCGCGATGCTTTTCATTTTCTATTCTACGCTGTTCTAATTCTTGTTGTTGTCTGAGGAAGGTATCTAAGCGTTCTTCAACCTGTTTCACCTGAAGTTCAGCTGGGACCTGCCCATCTTTAAGAGCGACTTCAGTCAATTCCTGATAGCTGAGACCCAACATCTCAAGAGCTTTTAAGGGATTGGTCTTTTTTAAAGTCTCAAATTCAGTGACCCTTTTTTCGCGCTCTTCAAACTGTTTTAATCGGTCTTCTAAATCTCTTTCTCTTTGTGTAGCAGCTCTTTCCTTGTCCAGAGTAAGGCGTTCTCTTTTTAAAAGAGCTTGAAACTTGGGGGAAATCTTTCCATCTTCGGTCAGAGTCTTTGTTTCTGTAGCTTCGGGTTTTGCGTTCAATACTTCTTTGCCATTCAGTACTTCAATAGCCGTGGTCGGCGGCGCTTGTGTCGGTGTAGTTTGCGAAGGTGTTGCTGCGACTGCGACTTGTGTCATCTTTATCCTCTATACGGGTACGGCCTGTGGAAGATCGGGAGAAAGTCTCTCCGCCATTGGTACGACAGGCTCTGGGTTCTGTTCAGGAATCGGAATGCCTGCTTGCGGCTCTTCAGGCACTTCTGGTTCCGGTGCTAAAAACGCATCTACTTGTTTATTAAAGGTTCTGAGCTTTTCCATGCGATCATCAGGAAGCTCGTTTAATTTTCCTTCGGCTATGTATTGGAGAACCAACTTCTTAGCCACCAAATGGTTATCGTCTGGTTCTGGAGCTGTGTAACCTTTCCCATCGACGATATCGTCCAGGATCTTATGTAAATAATCCTGTGAAGCGTTGGCAAGCTTCTCTTCTGCTTCTAAATCAGGGAAATCAAGCACTCTTCGGCCCACTTGTGGGTCAATGAGTCCTGATTCCATCATTTCTGTAATAGTAGCAATTCGTCCTTCTGGATCACTGGGAAGCTTAGAGACTGGGTAGAGCTGAAGAACAAAAGAATCTTCTTCCAAATCACATTCTTTCCAATCAATGGTTTGAATGAATCTCTTTCCCGGGACATTTACACTTTTTAATTCTCCGCCATTCTCGTAATGATCTTTAGCGACCGCCACACTGATTCGCGCCAGGTCTATGAATACATGCTGGTACATCTTATTCACTGTATTGTGACGTTGCGTATTAATATTCTGTTCAGTCCGCATGGCACGCCCTGAATTTACGCCCGGAGTCTTCACAGAAGTGGCACCCATTTGAGAGATGCCGGGAAGATTATAGCCTCGCCCAATCATTTCATTGAGATGATTATAGATTTCCGGTTGAACCAACTGAGGAACTACATATTGAGGAGGTGTGTCCCCGGCATATTCTAAGATAGTTCCAATGAGATTATCGAAATGAGATTTAATGATCTTAGAGCCTGCTTTGACGAATATCTTATGAGTTCCGCCAAGGTATAAGCTTCTTTGAATGGAAATGAGAGTTCTGTTGATCTCCACCTGGATCGGCACTAATTGTTCTGCCAAGCTCTGTGCATAAAATCCGTAAAGTCTGGGGCTATACCTCATGATCGCAAATGGGAAGAAGTCATGCTTATAGTCTTCTTCTAAGAACGTGAAATCAGCAGCACTGATCGTGTGAAGCCCCGGTTGATCACCTACCGGCAATCTCCAGGACTCCACTACTGTTACAGTGTCGCCCACTGATCTTTGATTAGCTGAGATAAAATGAGCCGTCCCCGACATGAGACTGATCTCTGCCTTAAACTCAGGGAACATCTCGGCCAGTTCTGTCCTATCAATATTCTTGATCCGATGAAGCGTGCGAGTAGATTGCGGCCCATAATGGGACTCTAAATAATCTACCAGAAGCTCGTAGGGTAACACTCGCTCGTATTTCAGTTTTCCGCCTTGAACATAAACATGAACGATCCCTTCTCCAAAGACACAGCAGTCTCTGAAGATCAGAGGCATCAATTCATAGACTTTATTCTGATAGAAGGTCCCGTAACAATAAGCATCAAGCTTTTGGGCGCGTCTTTGAACCCGTGAATTGCCACCGCTAGTTAAGAACATCGGTTTAGGTTGGTTTTCAGTAATGAGGCTCACTAACGTATCCACGCAGGACTGAACCAGGTTATAGGTCAGTCGGTCTCTGGCCGGGGCCGTCGGTCTCCCGCTGTTAGCCAGAGCGTAACCATTCCAAAAAGTAGGAGTGTAAGTGCCATACAACCTTGCATACGTGTTGTAAGAATCAATTCTGCCTCGGTCTGCCTGGATAATTTGTCCAACCTGAGACATGATAGCGCTTGGCAGCATTTTACCCTTGGCCAACCACCAGCGATTCGATCGGGGCATGACTTTGGGCTTTGGAACTTTTACCGGATCTTTCTTTTCGTTTGGATCTGCTTTATTAAAATCGCGGTAGTCCATGATTAACCTGTTTCAGTTAAAGTCTGGTCTCCAGTTAATGCAACGGGAGCTGCTTCAGGAGCTGGTGAAGCGGACCAATTAAGAATCTGGTCAGCACTCATCAGGTCATCCCCACGAAAAGAATCTGTTCCCTGTGGAACAAGTAGACCTTTTTGGTTTAATTTTGGTTTAGGCTTCTTAACTTTGAGTTTCTTTTTCTTAGATACAAACCGAATCTCAAGTTCGTTCGACTTGAAGTAATCGACTCGATTCTTATTTAAAAGTGGGACAAGCTTGTTCAGAAGGGCGATATCCACATAAAGTATGATTTGAGGACAAGGATGATTCTGGATGTGCTGGCATGGTTCGGAGTGCTTTGGTTAATCTTACTGATACTCTATTGTGCCTGGCATACGATGGAGATTTGGATTCCTTGCTTACTCTTTCTAGGGGGCGTTGTGTTTATGTTGTGGTCGGTTTGTCGGGTTCTGGGCCACTGCTAGTTTTACGATCCAGCTTCTTGAAGAAAGCCAAAAGAGCCCGGGTAGCTTTTCCATCTTTAATCACCCACCCCAGTTCAGGGTGGTAGACGTCCTTCTTTCCAGTTTGTCGGGTTAATTCATAGACGGCCCGTCGCACCTTGTCATTCAACTCACTCATCCCAGTCACCACCGATTCTTTTCCCAAGCATCATCTACTGCCCTTTCCACCTGCATTTTTCTTATATCGTGTTTCTCAAGGTGGTCTTTCATCATCCATTCATCAAAACATTCATATTCTTCACAGAGCGTGCATTTGAGAACGTGGTCTTCCTGCGCATGCTTTGCCATCTCATCATAGGTCGGAAAGGTTTTATAACAGCGGTAGCATTGCCTGAATTCAGTTCCCGAAGATTTCATTAAACTCCTTTTCCTGCTCATCCCAGGTGTCATCATAAGCCAGCTCCAGATGGTTCTGGTTCTGCTTCTTCCTAACTTCTTCCTGAAGCTTTTCGATATGGGCCGGTTCCCACTGGTCTTGTTTATGGGGGTCTACCCATTTGCGGCCATGATCAAACACGCCGAGATAAGAATAGCAATAACGCCATAAATAGAGCACCGAGTCACACAAATCGTTGTGAATAGATTCATCTTCTTTTCTAGGCTCTAAGACCTTTCCATTGGTATCCGTTTCCCAGACTAAGCTTTCATATTCCTGTTGGAGAGGTTTCGTTTCTTTCTCTAAAAGGAGAATCTTCTTCTGAATGAAGTCGTCATTCATGATTTTGATAAAGTCAGCTTTACCTTTCTTGTCCGTAGGGAGCAAATGAGTCCCATGCCGGTTATTCAGCTCCGCCAAGGCTTGCTTATTTGCTCCATCGCAGACCTTCACGTCGAACTTATATTTACGTTCTAGCAAATGGATATGAAGCGCTACGTCAGTGATATCCATCTTGAGCGCTTTAAAGGCATATACAATAAACAAAATAGGTAATCCTTCGGAATAAGCTCCTATGGCAAAGGCAGTACTGTCCGGAGAATGAGCCAAGTCAACCCCAAGCACGTAACGAAAACCAACATCAGAGGCAGGAGTGTTAGGCACACAATTACCATCCGCTCGAAATTTGTAAACTCTGGCTTCTTCGTCAATGACCCATTCGTTTCGATACCATTGTCGAAATAATGAAGTTTCCATGAACTCAGGTCGGTTCTTTTGGATGTCATCCAGCTCCTCTTTCCATTGCCGTGCAACATAAGGATTGTCTAAAGCGCTCCAGCTAAAGACCTTCCATCCGTTTTCTCGACCCGTAGTAATGTCAAAGAAGAGTCCAGCCGTTCTGTTCCCAGCTGTGCCCATCAGGCAAATCGTACCCCCCTGATCGATTACCGTAGGTCCCAACACCCCATAAACTAAAGTTCTCATGTCAATGCGGTAGCTTTGAGACTCATCTATAATGACGAGCTTCCATTTCTTGCCTAAGAGCTTTTTCATTTGCTCCTCGGTCGCATCCACACCCGTAATATAAATCATGGATCCATTAGAGTGTGTGAGTGTCAGCTCAGTTAGATTAGGCTCGACCGAAAGATTATGCTTAGTGTTAATGTCGATCAGAATATCTTTCCAAATAATGCCCTTCGCTACTCCGCGAGAAAGACCTATATAAAGGCAGTTGCAATTGGAATAATTAAGAGCCGTTTGGGTGAGGTATGTTCCAGCTGTGTAGGATTTGGCCGCACGTCTTGTGCACCAAAGCACCTTCCTCCTTGCGGGGTCCTCTATAAACTCACATTGTTTAGGGAAGTTTCGGTCCAGTATGCTCGGAGGCTCCGTTAGCAATTCCGCTGCCTCCTGCACTAGGGATTCCATCAGTTCCAGGACGTCCATTTTTAATATTCTCTAATACGTCTATATACCTCTTCATGAGTGTCACTTTCTGATCAGGTAATAGATCTGGTTTGGCCGGTTTAATATGTTCAATTGTCTTGAGCTTTGGATAGGAGTAGTGCGCCAGGTCCTTGATGATATCTGCTGCAATCTTTAAATAAATATGGCCTTTATCCTCGGTGGGAAATAATCCACTCATCTCTCTTGCTTTAGATATGGCCTCAAAGATCGTTCCATAGTTATCGAAAACGGCCATCGCTTTTTTATAGCAAAGAATCATTTCCCTAGCGGGCTCAACTCCTTCTTCTTTTAGAATCTCAGAGACGGATTTAGGACCCGAGACCATTTCCAAGACAGGATAATGGGCAGGTCTTCTGCTCATGATGGGAGCTTTACTAGGACTTCCTTTTTTTCTGCCCCCGTATTTAGGGTGCCCAGGTTCGAACGGCATACTATATTTTACATGAGTCAATACTAACTAGGCGCTCAATTCTTCTTTTTCTTCGTCTTTAGTATCTACTTTTGTTTCACCCTTTAGAAGCTTGATACTTTGAATATTGGCATAAGGAACAATGTGTTCATCTCCAGTCGAAGTTTTGACGTAGATACCAAACGGCAATATCTCCGCTTCCAGTTTCATGTTCACACAGTGAAATGCGTGTTTAGGCATAGGCCCGATGCTCGGGTCGATGTGACAGCGAAAGAACTCTATTTTCTTACCTTTTAGATTCATTTGATTTCCTTTCAAAAGAGATGAGGGACAAATTTAAAGTTTTCGAATCGCTCAGATGAGCGACCCATGATTTTTGCTGCTTGATAGGTCATATGGGTGAAAATGACGGTCTTTTTGGTCACCGGGGCGATCCTATTAATAAGTTCTTTTCCTATTCCATTCTGCTTAAAGAGGGTCTTTATATAGACGTAATGAATCACCGGAACCGTATCTATTGTTTCATAGGCCGCCCATCCGATAATATGCCAAGGATCATCCGAAGGAGCACAAACAAGGATGTTCTCCGAATTCTCTAAAACAAACTTTTCTCTACGAGGCCGATGAATTTTATGGAACGATTCGCGACTGACGAAACCGGCATAGGAACTGGAATGATAAGAAGATCCCCACGAATCTATAATAAAACTATGATCGGCCTGAGTTGCAGGACGATAGAGGAGTTCGACTTGTTCACTCACACAAAGTATGATTTGAGGACTATTTTAATCTCAGATAATTTCTGATCTTCTTAATTTTCCTACAAATCCAGGTCTGATCAAAATCGACTTCTTTGGCTATTTCCCTCGAACTCTTACCTTCGGCATGCATGGTCCATATTTTCTCATCAATACTGTTTTCAAATTCGCTCCGAGCGGCGTGCTGAAGAGCCCAGGAATAATAATCGCGAATGGGTCCCATAAGATCCATTGTGAATCTTTTAAGCTGATGCAAGCGTTCAGTGTAGAAGACCATCCTGCCATTATCATCTTCTATGTCCTGAAAGCCCTGCTCCTTGAGCCTGGCATAATACTGCCGCTGAAGTTTTTTAAACTCCCGAGTTTTATAGACACTCATCATTTATGCTGGCTCTGGCAGGTCCTCGAGATCTGTCACTTCTTCTAAGTTTGGCCTATCCTCGACGGTTTCTGTGACAGGATTCTTCTTGGCCTCTTCTTCCATCTTAAGAGCCCATTTTTTCTTAAGCTCATCCATGGCCTTTTTCTTTTGGCCTTGAGCGAGTTCATTCATTGCGAGCCGCTTACAGAAATTGGCAATATGCCCATAAGGCTTTCTGATGCTTTGACCAGGAACCGAGGTCACCTGACCTGCGATGGTTGCCCTCACTTCAGCGCTATCCGGAATTCCGTATTGTTCAAAGAGAACCTGGCACAAGGCTTCGTATTCCTCTTCCGTTCGTGGAAGCTTCCTAGGGACATAGGCAGTGAAGTGATAATAGAGTTTCTTCAGTCTCTTCATACAGAATCCGGTGTTTTTTCTGCATTCTTGAGAGCCTGTAGATCCAAACAGAGCTTATTCATAGCCATAAATTCTTGATCTATTTCAACTTCGAGTAACTTCTTTCTGAACTCTTTATCTCCCACCATAGCCGCATGCTTTTTATATTCTTCGTTTATGTCTTTTTCTGTCTTTGTAGGTATTTCGGATGTAGATGGAACTTCTTGCACCTGCGAAGGAACGACGTTTGACATAGGATCTCCTTTTCCTTATTTTACAAAGATC